ATACGTATACATCATTCATAATATACGCGATTACAGAAGATATTCCAATTATGCAGCTAGAATATAATAAAAATTTAGAATAACTATATGACATTGGAAATTTGTGATCCATAATATATTTTTTATTTTTTATTGAAATAACACACGCGACATTTGGGTATATAATTTGCATGCGGGGCGTACTGTTCTTCTTCAAGTGATTCGCGATGTGTGTATATCGCAGGCTTACCGCACACGCATGTTGACGTTAGCTTAATAACCGAATCGCAATACGGAACTAAATTCAATATATCGCCAATTGGTTCTCTCTTAAAATCGCCATCTAACCCGTACAAGTAAATATTCTTTGAAGACCCTGAAACAAATTTAAACAAGTCGGGGAAGAATTGCGCTTCGTTGATAAATATGTGGTCGCTGTATTTGACTTTGTCGTGTATTTCATACATATCGGGTGCATTCTCAAAATCATAGCGAATAAATTCATGCGATATTTGAAAATTGCCTGAAACTGAGCCAATATCAAGAGTGTCGTACAACTGTTTTGCCTTGATACATTCTAATTTGACTCCGTCATGATTTTCTATAACAGAAATAAAACATTTCATAACTTCACCAATATTGAAATCTATGATTACTTTTTTGCCATTGCATTCGTTATATTCTTTCATCAACAATGACGTTTTACCAGCGTACATGGGTCCTAGAGTGATACGCAACATTTTTGTAATATACTATACAAAAAGTATTTATTCAATTTTTATAACTTCGTTTTCCTTAACTTCATTTTCCTTAACTTCATTTTCAATATGTACAATTGGTGGGCTTGGCCATTCTGAATATGGTTTTGCTTTGCTAGTTGATCTTTCAAGTGCCAATAATTTATCAAGTGCTGCCATTCGTCTCTCCAAAGGATTCATCCCTTTTGGAAAAGTTCGTGAGATTTGTTTCCAGCGCCATTCAAATTGTAGTGTAGCTTGCCAATCGGGAAATCCGGATACGTAGCAATGACGCTGCCACATTAACCCTTTGTCTATTTTGCGCCCTGTTGCTTTTGCACCACCCACGAGTTCCTTGTTGTGCTGACGAAGACGCCGATTCAAGTCCACTGTTGCCCCAACATACGTAGATCCATCATCACAGACAAGTAAATAGACATACATATAAAAAAAATGTATAATAATATCAACAAACAAACTTAAACTTATAAATATTTCATACGCAAAATACATAATTCGTTTATAGCATCTGTCAAATCATAACATATTTCTCTACAAAGCGGGCATTTATTTAGCAGCTTGTGGTTTGAGAGAGCGCAATTTAAGCATATTCGCAAATCGCATCTGCACTTTTTGTAATTTACACAACACATGTCTTCGGGTATTTTTTCATTGCAGATAATGCATTCGCCTTCATACAACACGTTGATGTAGTAGTTGAATACCTTAGCTACAAATGGAATGTCCCAACCATATTTTGACATTTTAATATAACGTTTCACTGGACACACGCCTATCATAATAGCTCTTTTGTGTCGGATGTTATCAAGAACATCGCTTAATACATCCGTTCGTTGAATCTCATTTTTAGCTGCATCATCGTATGTGCGGAGAAGCTGTCCGTTCACATCGGTACCATTCAACGAGATCATCAAACCGTTCACATCAAAATCTAGAATCCTGCAAGGCAACTGTTTTTGACCTGTATGTTGAACATCAAGATATACATCTACATATATGCATTCTTTCATCAAAATAGTCAAACTAATGCGTTTAAATTTTTGAGTGTATTTTTCACAATAAACACCACTTACATCGTCCACTGATACGTCGTAAAGAATTTTTAAATGTTTTAGCAATTTGGTAAAATTGTTATCAGAGATGAGACAATCAATGTTCTTTGGAATGACTAAGCGCCCGATTGTTTCTGGACTAACATCCAATCGTTCATATTCATCCATAGAATGTTTTTTTTTAAATTCACGAGCATGCATCTTGTGTAACATCATATCGCGCACTGCTCCACCATATACCGTGCCTTTGTAATTGATACACTCGTGCAATATTGTTTTGAAGCACTTCCATTCCTCCATTTTTGCATATAGTATTGCAAATAATGCGCATTCAATTTTATCAGATTCAATAAACACTACATATAGATGAGTAAATAAAAATGTATAATATCAATGAAGTGATAACAAACTCATGGAAATTCGGGTAAATAATTCACACGCAATATAGATAATTCGTGCTTGGCATCTTGTATTTCATAACATATTTCGGTACAAAGCGGGCATTTATCTAGACGCTGATGGTGTGTTATTGCGCATTTTAAGCATATTCTCAAATCACATCTGCACTTTTTGTAATTTACACAGCACATCTCTTCGGGTATTTTTTCTTTGCAGATAATGCAGTCGCCTTCGTACAAGACGTTGATGTAGTAATTAAATATCCTAGTTATGAAAGTAATATCCCAACCATAATCTATCATCTTAATATAACGATTTGTTGGACATTTATAGATCATGGTTGCCTTTTTATATCGGATTTTATCAAGGACTTCGTATAATATATCGGCATTATGAATAACATTTTTTGCATTATCGTTATATTTGTACCGAAGGTAATCGTTAAGCCCAATACCATTTGATGTCATGATCAAACCATTTACATCAAAATCTAGATTCATAGAAGGCATTTTTAGTTCACCTACACGTTGAACAACTAGGTCTACAAGTACATATATGCGTTCTTTCATGAAAATACTCATCTTAATATGTTTATAATTTGTTATATTCTGTTTTTCAAAATAAACACCACTTACTTCGCATACTTTTACATGATAGTGGCGACTTAATTGTTCTATCAATTTGAGTGAATCTTTATCAGAGATAAGGCAATCAATGTCTTTTGGAATGACAAGACGGCCGTTTGTTTCTAGACTAACATCTACTTGGTCGTATTCATCCATAGAATGGCTTTTTTGAAATTCACGAGCATGCATGTTATGCAACATTGTATCGCGTACTGCACCGCCATATACAATGCCGTTGAAATTGATCACGGTGCGCAAGACAGTTTTGAAGCAGTTCCATTCTTCCATTTGTTGCACATAATATTGTAATTGTTATAAATTCAATTTTAACATAACTGTGCAATTCTTTGATATCCTTCAATATCTTGTGTTTTAAGGCATTCTAATAAAGTAGCTGCATAATGGTTGCGTGTCAAAACATCCAATTTGCATTTTTTGGTATATAACTTGGCAATTAGGTTATCTGGATGCAAGGTTTCACATATTAACCCATTGATGCTCATTGTAGAGTGTTTTTCTAACAATACGTTGTAAAGGGTTTCGCCGTGATATGGTATCAAATCTGCATCAAAATTGGCGACAAATGTTTTGGCAGCATACATGACGCCACGGTATTGAATCATATGCTCTTTAGACACGCGAACTTTGTCATAAGGATAGTTTGGACCAAGTGAATCTTTTTGAAATTCAACTAAATGTTTATCGGTTGTAATTGTTTTCGTGATATCCACTACGAGTTGACCATTCATACTATGAAAGTCGGGTTTTAAATGATCAATCGCGACAATACCCTGGTCAGTCTGAACAGGTGTCCCTGCAGGAAAACAAATGTCGGACAACGGCAAGGTAAAATTCATATCCGAAAGATAGACAAAATTATTATTATTTGTTGTCATTTGGGTTAATATACTAGTGTCAACATTATCACTTGTACCTAATTGTCCATAATGGTTATATCCGGTTCCCCAAATAGTTCCATTTGAAGTAAGTACGTATGTAGACCCACTACCACATGAAATATTAATTGGTGTACCATCAAGCATATCAGTTTTCATTTGTGTTAATATACTAGTATCAACATTATCATCTGTACCTAATTGTCCTGAATTATTCCTTCCACATCCCCATATTCCATGTGTTGTCAATACAATCGTATGATCATAACCAGAAGAAATATCTATTGGTGTACCAACAAGCATATCGGTTTTCATTTGTGTTAATATAGAACGAGATGTAGTGTCATCTTGAGCAATACCTAATTGTCCAAAATCATTCTTTCCACATCCCCAAATACCATTTGCTGTCAAAACAATAGTATATTCAAATCCAGAAAAAATAGCTACCAGGCTTCCAACAAGCATATCGGTTTTCATTTGAGTTAATACAGAACGATTTGTAGTGTCATCTTGAGCAATGCCTAATTGTCCCCTCACATTATCTCCACATCCCCATATTCCATTTGTTGTCAAAACAATCGTATAAAAAAAACCACCTGATATCATCGTGGGGGTTCCAACAAGCATATCAGTTTTCATTTGGGTTAATATAGAACGAGATGTAGTGTCATCTTGAGCAATACCTAATTGTCCACCCCCATTATCTCCACATCCCCATATTCCATTTGTTGTCAATACAAACGTATGATTATAACCAGAAGAAATAGCTATTGGTGTACCATCAAGCATATCAGTTTTCATTTGGGTTAATACAGAACGATTTGTAGTGTCATCTTGAGCAATGCCTAATTGTCCCCTCACATTCTCTCCACATCCCCAAATTGTACCATATAATGTCAATACAAGCGTGAATTCATAACCAAACGTTATAGATACCGGTCTTCCATCAAGCATATCAGTTTTCATTTGGGTCAATACGGCACGAGTTGTAGTGTCATCTTGAGCAATGCCTAATTGTCCACCCCCATTATCTCCACATCCCCAAATTGTACCATCATTTTTCATTGATACTAAAAAATTAGTATAACCATCCAATAGATAAGTATAATACTCAATGCTTTTGGTAAAATAAATAAGTTCAATGTCTTGAGACGTAGTTTCCATAACCCAATCTCCACCGTATTTTACATTACCTGTTCTATCATTAGATGCGCCAACAACAACGCCGGTTTCAGATATTTGGCTATAATATTCTACCCATTTTGGATCATTTAATGTATTACACGCCAAGTAATCTATATTTGTAATACTAAATTCATCTATAAGAGATTTAATAAACTCTACATTTTCATTATCAAAAAATGATTTATTATCTAGAAATTGAACAACTGGATAAGTGAAGACAATACCGATACGATAAATTGTAAATTGTTTTAAAACTTCTAAAAGTTTAGTTTTCAAGGATGTTTTTGAATAAATAATCGGGAATGTATTCTCGTTGACAGAATTATAAAAAATGCGTGAATCCATAACAGAATTATCAATCAACAATACATTTGTACAACTAGTTGACGAATTTGGGTAAATTAATTCAAAAGAGTCCATACATATGACAATGAAAATAATTCTCCGTATTTCAAATTAAAAATTTGTACTATACTTATTGTATTGCGTTATATTCACTAAAGACTTCCTTTTCATAAAGTGTTTCAAATCAGGTCCACATTTGACTCGTGCAAATTCTGTAAACGTATTAAACTTTACACAATAACTCATGTTATATGTTAACTTGTAAAATACACATTTTACACATTTGTTCATTGTTTTATATTACTATTATTTTTTTATATTGTATTTATATAATGGCAACTAGATACAAACGGAGAAATTTAAAGCGAACTGTTAAAAACAAGAAAAGAAAGTCGTACAGAAAGCGAGGAGGTTCTCATGAAATGAATGTGCAACATGGACAACGTATATTAGATTATAACACAAGTGTTGTAAAATACGGACAGAATTAATATACAGATATTATAATGGCAGAATTTAGAGCCTTTAATGGTCCTGTACTAAAAATATATTATTTCATCGGTCGCTTAAATCCGCCACATATTGGGCACATCAAGGCCTTGGAAGAAATGATACAAAGAGCTAATGCAGATGGGTCAACTCCTCTTATATTATTAGGAAGCGGACCAGGTGGAGAGAGAACAATGGACAATCCAGTTCCGTTTGAAACAAAAGAGCAATTCATAAGGCACATGTTGAGAGGTCTAACATTTACTGTCAGGAGTATGAAAAATGCTTATCAAGATGTGCCACAATGGTTTTCAGATGTATTAACACATGTACTTCCTCCGTCATCAGTTGAGTTTATAAGATTTGCAGGCGATAAAGGAGAAAATGCGTCCAAGTTTTCAAGTTTAGAAAGAGGATTAGAGAAATTAGGTCCAAACATAACAGCAGGTACGGTTGCTATTCCACCGGTTGAAAGCAACGGCGCAGAAGAAATGTCGGCAACGATTGTGAGACAACATGCATATCGTTGTTATCTCTTAGATAAAGGAGACGGATTTAGGGGATTTCAAGAAAGATTTGGTCATTTTTATGGCGAATTTACAGGCCAGATCTATAAAGATATATTGTATCCAGTACTTGAATTATCGGATGAAGAAATTGTATCCTATATTGAAACAAAAAAGTTGCCCAAAAGTGGAACAAAAAAATCAAAATCAAAAAAGTAAATTGATTTTATCTAATATAATATCAAGTCTGGCGCAAGTCTGCGTACAAGTTGCATAGGTTTCTTTCAAATTTTCAATCCCTAGTTTTGCACCCTTGATATACTGTTTCATATCAAATTTATCTGTTTCTAAATTAGAAATAGCTGAATTAACAACCGAATTTATTTTTTTAATCGTTTCATATCGGTTGTCTTGCCTATTCCATCGCCTTACAAATTCCGGAATGAGAGATGGTGCCTCTATATTTAGATAAGAACCCCGAGTGATGAGTTTTTGGTTTTTATCTAATTTGCTTAAAATGCTTAAATTGATAATTATTTCTTCTATGTCCATTAATCTATCTATATTTTTTCTATTGCGTATTCGCCGTTAATTTTGATCCATTTAGAAATGATACGAGGATTTTGTACAGAAGCAGTAATATCACTTGTTGAATAGACATTGCCTTTACTATCTATCCACTGATTGATTCCATTAATATCTTCCACCCAAATGTCAACTTTGCTGTTTTCAGCAACCGGCTTGGTATCAATGCTTCCATAAGGTACGCCCTTGATGTGCGTGCCACAATATTCATTACCAGTGCGTTTCTTTCGCGTGCATCTTTCTCCATTCAATCGGAGAGCACAGCATCGCTCGTAATTGGGTATATTATTCTTAGTGCGCGTTCTTTTTTGGAAATCATTTTTATTGATGACTAACGGCGGATAGTCGGAAATGAATTCCAAGAAATCATTGGTGTTTTTATCACATGCGGCAATTTCTGCGTTATGCGTTTTCAACCATTTTTCAATATTTTGTTTAAAGTCAAATGAGTAGGCACCAATCTTTTCTTTGAATCGTTGCTCCATGTTTACATTATCTTAACGATATATATTTAATTCAATTTTAATCTATTTTAATCTATTTTAATCTACTTCTTTTTGCGCTAATAAAGGATGCAAAGAATAAAATCATCCCGAACCATGTCATGTAAATAATAAGCTCCAAATTATTCAAACCAAAAAAAATGCCAATATCATAGAAAATTTTGTAGAAAAAAATGTAGAAAAATATCAAAAACATGATTTTGTAAAACGATGGTACTTTGTCTAGTTTTTCCAATTTTTCTGATATTTTATTCAAATATAATGTACCCTTGCTTAAATAGTTTGTTGGACCTCTATCAGTCGGGCCTCTATCAGTCGGACCTCTATCAGTTGGACCTCTATCAGTTGGACCTCTTTCTCTATTCATGTTATTATCTGCATCGTGCAAACTAGACGACAATGCTCTAGTACTTTGTACAATACGATCTAAGTCTCTATCCATTATATATAATATAACATTTATTTAATGCGAATGGACGTATCCTTATCTTTTTTATTAATGTAATCCGGCTCTAAATTGCTATCTGCCGAATAATGATAACTAAGTGGTACAAATTGGTTTACATTTCGTACAACGTATTTGGGAAACCAATATGGCGCATGTTTACCATATGTAAAGGAATCGTATCCGCGTTTCATATATGACGTCAAGCTAGTTTTCTTTAAAAAAATAACATAACGGATCATGCAACCTGGATCTTTTCGTTTGATATAATAATCATATGAAATACATTTTTTAAGCTTTTTATCGCTTCTTAAATAAATAAAATTATCATTAAATTGGTCAAGTGTGTATTCGGCTTTATTACAGTTCGGTGGAACATCGCCAATATAAGTATTGTTCAAATAAAATTTATTATTCTTTACATGAATTGCGCCATCTTTTGGTATATCGTTGATGTAATTATAATTAATTAGTTTAACTATATTTCCACTTGGACTTAAATCTGCATAAAGCGACTCAAAATATGCCTTTTCAATAGAGCTGAAATGAAACCCCTTGTCATAATTCAATTTGTTCAATAAAAATTGCTGATTCAATTCAATGGCATCTAGACCGATATAACCCACGATAGGTGTTTCATATTTTATTTTACCATGAAATATAAACAACGTCTGTGGAAATTCTTTAAAAAAGGATAAATAATATTTGTCTATGGGAAACGTGAGTACTTTTTGAGTATATAATATTTCGTAAGGTGTCACTTTCCACCAAGAATCTGTAAAGTATAATGGAGTCAACCCTATATACTCTACAATCTCGTAAAAAATATAATTTTCGTCATTCCACAGCAACGTACCCTTATAAATATAATCTGTAAAATGTTTATTCATAAAATTGATAGAGTCTTCCACCGAGTTTAAATAAATAGTTGGCAAAGTTATGATTTTATTGGCATTCTTAATCATGTGGTAATATACAAAAGGCGTATCTCCTTTTTCAATGGTGTACAACATAAAATTACTTTTTTTATGTATATCTGTTTTTTTGGGTAGATTTAAATTCATTATATAAATCGTTTATTTTTTATGTGCTTTTAATCGTATATTTTCTTTGACAGATTTCTCTCTATTGTCTAAAATAAAGCTACATATCTCTTTTGCTTGTTCGTCATCTTTGTAATATTTGCTAAGAATGTCCGACAAATATTTTTTATTGATACCCTTCTTTGTTTCTCTCTGTGTGTATATAATCTGACCATGAGTTACATCAATACACTCTAACTGTTTTGATTTCATGATAGTGCTCAAATCGGTTGATAAATTCTTTTTTGCTTTTCGCAATTCTTTCAACTCTTTTTGAATATTGGCTATTTTTGATTCTGTATCCAACCATTTTTTAATTTTTTCTACTAATATGGACTTATCCATTACTATTACTAACTATAATGTTTTTATTTACTTTCTTTTTGTGGATATTGCACAAATTGTCATCCTTGATTGAATTTTTACATGGATTGCCATTTTTGCATGTTGCACTACAATGAACCACATTTGTATTTACGTGTTTATTACAATAATAACCAGTTTTATATTTATTAGCACCCTTGATACAATTGGTATGAGTACATTTATGAATATTTAGTAAATTCCTATGATTGTGATTCACGTTTGTTATTTTTTCCACATCATCTATGTCATAATATGGAATTGTACCATTATAAATTTGTCTGCAATACGGGCATTTAAAATAACTCTTATGGCGTTGTTTTTGGACTTTGATCTCTTCATACAAGTAAATATATTCGTAGGAGTGATTGCAGGGTAGTGTTATATTGTGTTCTATGGGTTCTTTACTAATTAAACAAAAATTCATTCTATTAAATTAATATTTATGTCTTTATATATTATTAATGGCAAAAGCTGTATGGGGGCCGGCAACATGGAAATTATTGCATTGTATGGTTTTAAAAGTAGATAATTTAGAACCAAACCAATTAATAGAACTAAAGAATGCAATTATGCGAATTGTTTCTAATCTACCTTGTCCTTATTGTACGTCGCACGCATTGTCTAATATTGCATCATCCAATTTTAAAATGATCAACGACGCTAATGATTTGAAATTATTTATGTTCCAATTTCACAACAAAGTGAATCAACAAGTGAATAAGAAACTGATAACTTACGAAGAACATGTCCCCCTTTATTGTAATCTAAACATGGAACAAGTTCTTCAAGATTTTTTAAATATATACCAAAAACAGATTGGTGGCGTAACAATGATGTTGTATGCTTTTCACCGGAAACAGATGTTAATTGATGTGGTTAATTTCTTCAAAAGAAATAAACGACTTTATATGTAGATTACACTCCTGGATTAATTGTCTGTATCAATTGCCCGTTGTTGTATACGGAGCACTTGAATTTTTGTTTAGCAGGAACGGAACATGCTATTTTGGATGATATCAAGTCGTTGTAATACAACAATTCTTTGTGTCCCGACAACATCATGATAAAGAATAATGTGAATATTATACCAAGTACGGATCCAAATGCAATATGGATTAGATTTGTGCATGCCATTTTAAAGCAGCGTATAATAATGTCAAATACATAAATGACAAGTAATAGAATAATTAATGGGAAATTATATACTTGATTTACCATCATAGGGTAAAGTAAATAAACGATGGTGTAAATATATAATGCGCTTATATAAGATGGTGTTTGAAATAAACCAATATTCCATAAAGAGCATGTGTTTTTCAATTTGTTTGCAGGAATTATTTTTTGGAACAATAATGTAATAAAATACAAAAATATTGCCCCACCTAAATATACGAAACCCTTGATATCAGAATTAATAATTGATATAGTGACTAATAAAAATACTAAAAAAAATGGCGAAATGAGTGTAATCAATTTAAAAATACCGCCAAAATCTGGATCTAGTACGGGACCGATTGGACGTTTATCTAATGCTTGCTTCATCCATTTTTCCTTTTCTTCTTTCAGAGGATCCACGTTTGTAGCATTTGTATTTGTATTTCTAGTTACGTCAGCCATATATTATAATAAAACTATATTAAAAATATAGCATTAATAGTATTAATGGGAATACCTAGTTATTTTTCGTATGTGTTAAAAAATCACGTCCGAATTATTAAGAAACTGGGCGACGTAAGGTGCAAACAATTGTTTATAGATGCAAATTCTCTTATTTATGATGCAGTTAAAGAATCACAAGAAAACATATATGAAAATGTATATCAAAAAATCCTGAATTTAATTACCAAGTTAAATCCAGAATTTACATTTGTTGCTTTTGATGGTGTAGCGCCTTTGGCTAAAATGAAACAGCAGAAACAGCGGCGTTATAAATCGTACATTGTCAAACAAATTATACCAAGCAAAGGTTGGAATACAAATGCAATTACGCCGGGAACAACTTTTATGAATGAATTAGATGCACATCTTGAAGAAAAGTTTAAAAACAACCCTCGTGTCAAATTTAGTGGTTCAACACAAGTCGGCGAAGGTGAACACAAGATTATGGATTACATGCGTGCGAATAAATGTTCTGACAATCAATTTATCTATGGTTTAGATGCGGATTTAATCATGCTGGGTCTATTACATTTAAAACATAATAAAAACGTATATTTGTATAGAGAGACGTGTCATTTTAGTTATTTGAAGCAGATTGACCCAAATGAAGATTATGTATTTTCTCTCGTAGAAATGGAAAAACAGATATGTGAATTTGGGATATCAGTGGATAATTATTGCTTCTTATGTTTTTTATTTGGAAATGATTTTATGCCTCATTTTCCATCATTGAATATTCGCAATGACGGTATTCCTTATTTGTTAGAAGTATATAAAAAACTAAACGTAGATTTGGTATCAAGTACGATAAATTGGAATTCTTTTCGTTTGTTGTGTATTGAATTAGTGAAACATGAAGATGAAAGAATCAGGAAGAATATTGAATGGAAGAAGAATCTCAAGGTACACCCTTTGACTGCAGAAGAAGAATTGAATGTATTGCCCGTAAGAGATCGCAGCAGGGAAGAATATTTGGGTAAGAACTTAAATCAATACAATACATTTTTATTTGGCCAAGACGATAAAAATCCGTGCACCAATTATCTGCAGATGCTAGAATGGACCTGGTTTTATTACAACGGAACGTGCAAGGATTATTATATGATGTACGAATTTAGCCACGCGCCCTTGTTTAGATCTCTTGTCAATTACATACCATGCTTTGATGAAGAAGTAGTACAAATGAATTTGTTGCCGCCACCGCTTGCTTTGACGCAGCTTATTTATGTATTGCCTTACCAGGATTACGATCTGGTGCCAATGAATACTACAAAAATTGTACAAGATTTTCCTAATTTATCTGAAACCTATTTTCCTATTCATTATGAATTTTGTAAATTTTTTTGGGAATCCCATGTTATATTTAATTATATCAATATAGTAGAATTAAATAAATATGTTAAAGTAGATGGAGATGCCGGAAGAGTTAAGTAAATATATACAAGATTTCATACGCCCTGTTAAACCTAAAACTGAGTTAATTGGAGAGATATATGATTATTTTACACATTTAGAACAGTTGATATATAATAAATTTGAATATAAAATTGGGATGCAACTTCACATAAAACATAAATCATATATAATTGTAGATATCAAGAAAAAAAGCATATATTTAAAATGCACTCAACCACCTCATGAAGTCAAAAAATATGTAAAAAGTACATTGAACATAAAATATTTGGATAGTAATCATATCATGGTCAAGAGATATAAAAGAGTATGTGGTATGGTTAAATTGACCTGGTCCTATTTGTGCGAGAGAACTGATATGACCACGAAGAATTTTCACAAGATGATCATCTTGAAAAAATACAATAAATTCTGGAGTAGTTATATATAAATTTAATGTTTATGTATATAAATGAGTATTAAAACTGTGTATCAATTAAAAGAATATTTAGAAAATACTACCTACGATAACACAATCATATATTTATCATATACAGCTACTCCAGATAAACCATTCTTACCAGTAATTTTTTTAATTGAATATATGAGATTAAAGGCAAAAGATCCAACATATAACGTAAGATATGAGTATTTGTTTATCAATTCAACTGAAATCAATACATTTTATTTAAATAGATTAACTAATAAAATACCATACATGATGACATATAAAAATAAATTTGAGCTAAGTGAATGGTGGATTCCATGTAATAGAGTAGATCCAAATGGGTCTCGCACAAATTTAAATAGTTTTATAGCATCTAGTTTGATTGGCTAATTATTAATATTATGTTAGTTTAATGATAAAAACCAGAGAAGAACTTAAAACTTATTTACAGAATACTCAATCTGAAACAACGATCCTTAAATTTACTGCAACGTGGTGCGGACCTTGCAAAAATATTGCCCCTACAATTGAACAATTGAATAATTACTATACCTCTAAAAAATTCAATTACGAGTATATTGAGATAGATGTAGACGAATGTACCGATTTGTACTTTTTCTTCAAAAAAAACAGAATGTTGAATGGAATACCTACCGTTATGTCTTTTAAAAAGAGAGAATTTACACAAGAGGGGTTCTGGGTACCATACAAGACATTTTCTGGCGCATCGCCCAATGACATTGCCATGTTTTTTAAGTTGAGTTTAGAGAATTAGTATAAGTATAAACTATATGAATGTTCAAGAACTATTAGATTTATTTGCAATGAAAGAATTATCTTTATCTGAACTAAAACTTGCCAAAAAGAAAGTCCTCTTGCTTCATCCAGATAAGAATACAAAAGATACTACCGAGCATTTTCTATATTTTAAGAACGCATATGAAAAATTATGCCAAACATATGCTTATATACATCACGAAACGGATGAGAATAATTTCAAAGAACACGAAATAGATAGTACATTTAAAGAATTTATAGAAAAAAAAGGATACACTCCTTCTAAAAATAAAGACATGTATTTGAAATATTTTAACGAAATGTTTGAAAATGTTCATATCAAAGACGATGATGGGTATCAAGAATGGTTGAAATCAGAACAAGACATGTACGATAAAAATGATTTAGAAAAGTCCAGGAAAAAACTTATGACCGACATAGTGAAGGTGGAAACGGTTGAGTCAGGGTCATTTGGCAACTACTACTCGGATGTAAAAGAGGCGCATTTGAATACGATTATTGGAATAGACCGGGACAAGGTCTATAATGAAAAAAAGAAATTTAGATCGGTTGAAGAGTTGGAAAGACACAGAGCAGATATAGGAAAAATGTTATCTGAACAAGAAAGTTTACAACAAATCAAACAAAAGGAAGAAAATGATAAAAAAGATTCTATTCAACAATCATATGAATGGTTGAAGAAAGAAGAAGAAATGAAAAGCAGAAACAAAAATTATGTGTCTAAATTTTTAATGTTATCTAAGTAAATAAATATATCGGTATATCATATGTATCTATATTTTTTTATTATTGTTTTAATGATTGCGTATGTAATCTATCACCAATACAGTGATTTGTACAAACAAGATAAAATAATGTTTAAGGGCGAATTAATAGATGTCAATACATTTTTCTTTTCTGATTCATATTTGAAACAATCTAAAAATAGGAAAATATGGGTACACGTTCCTTTTGAAAAGAACTCACGTAAATGGATTAATTTTGGTTCAAGAACGTCTACTGATTTGAATCTGGCCTATATGACACTATGTATAAAATCTATCATTGATAACTGTGGAGAGAATTACGATATATTTATTATAGATGATAACAATTTTAGTAATCTTTTGGAGGATGATATAGACATGAATAAGCTGTCGGGCGCATTGAAAGAAAAATACAGGGAAATGTGTATGCTCAAAGTATTGTATAATTATGGTGGTGTTATTTTACCTCCATCTCTCTTTCTCAAGAAAAGTATCAAATCAATAGACGACCCAAATAAGTGGTATGTTTCTGAAATCAATAACACGTTTAATGTATCCTATATGCCCACATATCCTACACAGCTCCTGATGGGTGCCAACAAAAAGAACGATAAATTAATAGAATATATCCAATATTATTCTGAAAAGATTAAGAATGATTTTGGTGAGGAAAGCCTGCATTTTTCAAACTACCTTAAAAAAAATAAAGTGGACTGTTTAGATGGTAGAATAATTGGTACGAAAGATAAAAAAGGGCAAGCCATCATGTTAGAAGATTTGATGGAAAATAAAAAGATACAGCTACACCAAGATCACGTTGGCGTATATATACCTCACAATGAATTGATAAAGCGAAACAAATACAACTGGTTTTGTTCTTTGTCCGCGAAAGAAGTGTTGGAATGCAATGTCTTTATTTCGCATTATATGAGAACATAAAAATAATACTCAATATAATGGCTTGATTTACTATACTTGAGCTTAGATGTAAAATGTACGTCGTTTGATTTGCATATTTGACGCAATACTGTTATAAAACTGGCAAAATTGATTTCTCTCAACAAATAGAATTGTTTTGATTTGTGATAATGTGGTAATAATTTTTCAAAAAATGGTTTTATTAAATTATTGTATTGCGCTTTATTAAAAATGGTCTCATTTACAATGACATAGTTATTTTCAATTATTCCAATAGAAATGATGAATTCATTGAAAAAATCAATCTTGGTTTTTATAATTTGATTCATTATATATTATTATTATATTTTACTATAATATCATTTGTAAAGAATAATAACATGAGTTTGTTATCAAAACCATCATATATGTATTGTATATAAAAGCATACTTGTTCTATCAAATTATATTTGTTTGCATTTTGGGTTATTTTAATATATTCGTAGAAAAAATAGTAAATATCTAATAGCGAATATCCTTTTTCGTACAAATCAAATAGAATATTGGTTGCAGCCTTGACATCCTTGTTCATAATATGTTGTATATACTTGTCAAAAATATCGTAATTGATCGTTAATATGTACTTATTAATATCAATTTCTGTTTCATTTAATAATTTTATTTTGTTGAAAATGTTGTAAATGTAATATGGTGATATATTGGAATGGTTGATGAGTGGCTCAATGTCAAAAAATATGTTCTCGTTTTTAGAAATATGTGTGATCAGTTCCACGTAATTTTCTTTATTTAAGTCGTTGAAATAAATTGGTGTAACTCGGGTTTGTATGATTTCATTTATTTTGTTTGTATTTTCGCATGAAAATAAAAAGAACGTATTTTTACAGGTTTCCATCAATATTTTGAGATATTGTTGATTTCCTTCACTAATGATATCAAAATTGTCTATGATAAGAAACTTTTTGTGAAAACTATTCGTTTTACAGAACGTATTGACATCGTTGTTTAAATTAGAAAAGTTGATGTCGTTGAAGCAATCTAATGAAAGAGTGAGAGAATTGTACGTTTCAATACCTTCCTTTTTATAATACTCTTTGATGATAAGATGGAGTGTATTTGACTTGAATGTATATGGGCTTCCTATTAATAGTAAGTTCATATTATTAGTAGCGATATGATTATTAATTTGTTCTATAATTGCCTCCTTGTTTGGTGTTATAATTTCGTTAAGATTGTGAGGCAAGTACTTGTGCTCAATCAAATCCATTAGTATTTGAAGCGTAATTTATTTAAATAATAATTATTATATAGTTTATATGGATTTCTATCAGGTATTAGGCGTAAATGAGAATGCATCAGATACCGATATCAAGCAGGCTTACAGAGCCCTCAGTTTCAAATATCATCCTGATCGCAATAATACGTCGGAAGCTGGAGAACGAATGAGAGATATTAATGAAGCCTATGAGACATTGATTGATAAATCTAAGCGTAAACAATATGATATGCGCGGTTCTCATCCATTAGAGAATATATTGAATGAAATTTTTAAGAGCCAGTCCATGGGACAAAAAAAGGACCCTTTTGAAATGATGTTTAATCAAGCTATGGGGCAAGGTATGGGTTTTGAGCCGGTATTTGCACGCGTATCTACTCATCAAATGCCATTTTTTGAACCTCAACGTGAAACTCAACGTACACCTGTATTAGAGAAGCGTGTTGAAATTAGTTTTGAGGAATCTTATACCGGCGGTCAAATGCCGATTACTATAGAAAGAGAAATCAAAAATGGTAAAATGACATGTCATGAAGAAGAAAAAATATATATCTCTATACCGCCCGGCATTGATGATGGTGAGATCATAGAGATTGAAGAAAAGGGGCATATATGTAATGATGTCAAGGGGCCAATTAAACTGTACATTCGCGTTGCATCTAGCGTATATGATAGGAAAGGATTGAATTTAATTTACACACAAACGGTTACGTTTAAAGAAAGCATTTGCGGTTTTGCGTACATCATGACACATATAGATGGGAGTAAATTAAATTTAAAAAGCAGTAGAGGGAATGTGATACAAAACGGAGATGAGAAGAATATTAAGGGAAGAGGTTTTACTCGGGATGGTCAAGTGGGTGATTTGATTATTCGGTTTAAAGTTACTCCTCCTAAATTGTTGACTGAACCACAATTAGTGTTGTTTGACTCGGAATTATAACGTTCACAAAAATATAATAAATTATTTAGCAAATTGTCGCATTTTTCTTTGGAAAAATTACACGTAGAATGTAGCTCTTTCATCCGTTTCATACAATTATTATATTGTTCCATTATATAATGAGGCGAAAAACTATTAAAATAAATGGCTTAAAATGTCTTTTTAGAAGATTTACAAGGCGTTTATTTGGTGGTAAATGTAAGCGAAAATGATAAATGTGAATAATCTGAATAATGACGTTTTATAAACTGAGACTTCAGATTATTATATATACATAGTATAATGGGCAAAACTATGCGGAGAAAAACTAGACGGAACAAATCTGGGCGTAGTAAGCCTGTACGGGGTAAACTGAGGCGTACTAATAAACGTAGATCCCGAAGATCTAGAGGTGGTGCAAATAAAGAAAATGGTCCAAAAACAAATTCAGTAAATGCTAACTCAACTTCTGTAAATGGTCCAACGAGTGCAGAAAATGTTCTTAATGGCAACTCTCTTAATAAATTATTTAGCAAGAATGGTCTAGGCGCATCAGCTGAAGCTAACTCAACCTCTGTAAGTGGTCCAACGAGTGCAGAAAATGTTAATAGCAACTCTCTTAATAAATTATTTAGCAAGAATGGTCTAGGCGCATCATCACAAGATAACTCAACAGTAAAGTTAGAAAATGGTCCGACAGAAGCTAGCACAACAGTAAATATGAAAAATGGTCCTGCAAATCAAATAGAAAGTACTGAAGAAGTAAAGTTGGAAAATGGTCCAAAAGAAGGTGCACAAGAAGTACCACAAGAAGTAAAATTGGAAAATGGTGCACAAGAAGTACCACAAGAAGTAGTTGAAGGAGAAGCACAAGAAGTAGTTGAAAAAGAAGCAAAAGTAGAAATAGAGGCTTTGAAACAAGACAAACCAGAAGAAGTGAAACAAGCTAAATTCTCATTGATTCAAACAATGATGAAAGGTTATGAGTTATATAAAGCTGGGGACATGACCGGCTTGATGCAATTAGGTATTACAAATTTGGACAATGTCTTCAAAAATGAAAAATTAAGAGAAAAATTTGAAGAATATGCGACAAAAGGAATTGACAAATTAAATGATATAGAATTTGACGAAATAACATCCAAATTAGAAAAAGTTGGTGTACCAATATTATCACAACTAAAATTGCGTATCGCACCAAGCGCAACTACACAAGGTTCAGAAGTATCGGGAAACATACAAGTTAATACCTTATTAGCCGCACCAAAACTCAGAAATGAAGTAGCTATTTCATCAAATAACTCTGCAAAAGGTGACAGAAATGCTCAAACACAAGCAAATATTACGAAATTAGCAAGTACTTTGAAACAAGCTGCAATTAATGCACAGACAATGTCAAACCATCTTAAAAAAGGTGGTGGAAAGATAAAATCACGTAGAAAGAGAGGTGGATGCTTGAACGGAACTTGTAAATATTAACTCATATGGCTGATTTTTTTCATCAATGGGTTTAACCAATTTTCAGTTTCTATTTGCGCCAATTCAAATTCATCTTTAGAAACATCCTTGATTTCAGCTATACCTCCTGCCCATGCAACTCTTTCTATTATGGTAGGATCTATTTTATCACGAATCTCTTCTAATGTAGAAAGAGTTTCGCGTATGTATATAATATAGTTTTGTCTAGCTTCTTCGTTTTCTTTATTCGCCATATCTTTGGGCGTAGGATCTCCTAAATCATTTTTATTATATTCAAAATCATTTTTTAAATCTTCTACGTAAACTTGTATAGTATCATCTATCCTAAATTTTAATGTAAACGCGCCTTCTAAATTAAATAGCTGTATAGATCCAATAAATTCATTTTCATCTACGTATGCTTTTGGACCTTGATATAACGCGAGTTCTGCTTCTTCCGATACAGGTCGTATCGTGAGTTCCGTTTCATAAGGAAGTTGCGTACCCCTTTTACATATAACGTGCATATAACCTGATATATTTACACCTATATCAGATTGTATCATAATGTATTATAAGTCAAAGTATTTATATCATGAAAGACACGTATTAGTATATTTGATTTTTGATAAATATCTATCATACGAGCCGTGTTTTTTACCTTCATTACTATTGTTTCTGATATTGTTATGTGATTTAATGACAACGATGCGCAGAGGTCTTAGAGGAATTTTTCTTTTTAGTGATACAAAACAGTCCATATAAATATCATTATATAAAATGCCAAATTATTTTACAAATATCATAAAATTGAAATTACTAAATCTAATATGTATTTATAAAAATGTCTTGGGATAACGTATATCCTCACGACGAATGTGGAATTTGTATTATTCCATATACGATTATTGAAAACATAACTTGGTTCCCGTGCAATCATTGTGTTTGTGCTAGATGTTATATACGCTGCAATTCTTGCCCCATATGTCGCGCGCCATTTGATAGAAACATGAAACCACCTATATATAAAATGATTGTGGCTATATCAAATCAGGTTGAAAGAGAGATACGCAATAATGGCGAACCTACTGACCTGATCATTAGAGTGAACAATTTGCGCCAATACATTTAGCGTCATTGAAATTAGAGTCATTAAATTTAGATCTATATATTTTTATTTAAATATATATATCGTAGTACTATATGCAGGTCTTGCACCTTCCGACTCAAACTATTACTGATGCAAAAAATGCATTAAGATCTGAAGAATACAACTGCACGAAATGCAATGGGTGTCTTGTTTTAAGAAATGGTAAAATAAGAGCGCCTCATTTTTCTCACCGTATTCGGTGCCAACTTACGATACAATCGCACATAAACAAACCCAAGATTAGTAAATGTGTTCATTGTAATACTGAATCTACGTGGTCCGAACACGCATATGTATGGGTAAAAGAATATGCAGATAAAGTATATTATTTCAAACAAGATTGTGAACTATGTAAATACGGACAAATCTATTTGAATCAGCGTGGAGCAGGCTGTGGTAAAACATACGAAAGTATTCAATTGATGAATGATCCGCGGTTTCAATACAAGACAACCTTTATTTATTTGACTAAAATGCATTCGGCAAAAGAAGTCATTTATACCGAAATCCAAGAGCAAGAGAAAAAGTTTAAATATCTCAAAATGGAAAAGAATGATCCGTCAGGTAAGCAGTACAAAATTTCTTTTTTAAAAAAAGACGTCTTCATCAATGTTCTTATCGGTACGATTGATTCGTTTACTTACGCAATGGCTGATAAAACTGTACCGATTGATGATGAAGATTATTTTAGAGGAATTGTTGCCACAATACAGAATGGCAATATAGTTAGTCCCGAATTAGTTAAATATGCACAACAACATATGCACTTATGTCGCAAAACTCTTGTTATTATTGATGAAGCGCAAGATTTGGAACCCGAATACATTAAGGCTTTTGAGTCATTAATCACGAAAACGAATATTGACGTTTATGTAATTGGCGATAAGCTACAAAGCATATGGGGTGGCAATAATATTTACACTTATATGGAAAATAACGATCTGGCAATTCCTGTTTTAAAGAACAATGGACGTAATCACGTCATGCGATTTCATAATGAACATTTTAAACCTTTTGTTAATTCAATTATAGATTTCAAAAAATATGGATTGCCACCAATTGAAGCGATTTGTAATAAACCAGGATGTGTTCATTCGGATGAAATACCATATCATTTATTCAAGACAGATGATTACGATTATACGAGCGATAAGGTCATTGAGTATATGATAGTTGAAATTGAAAAACATGGATATTTGCCGCATAATTTCATGATTATATTTCCAATATTAAAGAATAATGTTTTGGCCGAAGTATTACATTCTAAAATTCAGCGTTTTTGGGCAAAACGACTAGGTGCTGACAAACACATCTATTTGCATCGCTCGGTAGAAGGCCAGACGATCAATTTGAAAGAATCGGAAAAGGCAACGCGTATTCTCTCCATCCATACTTCAAAAGGAAATGGATGCGAAGTGGTATTTTTGTTAGGATGCACCGAACAGGCGTTGCGAGTATTTAGTAGGCAAACAGGTAATTTGGTGTACGACTCATTATTACATGTTGCTATTACACGACAAAAAAAATCATTATATATTGGATTAGATAATGATTATGATGATATATATCGTCGTGTAAATTAGCTTCAGGATGTTGTTTATAATATTTAACAGATATGATTTTTAAGTACTCCATTAATAAGCAGTTAAAAAACATTTGAAAAATCTCAATATGTGATAGTCATATATAAAGATAGCTCATATAAATAATAAAATAAATAAAAATATATTAAATATCCCAGGCGGGTTTAGATTTGCTCCAATCCCCCTCAAATTGATTGTCCCACAAGATTCTATATCTCTCCACC